AAGCGCCGCGGCATCACCTGGGAGAGCCCCTTCCGCAAACCCCTCCAATTCGGCCGCAAAAAGAAAGGAACCCCCTCCCATGGCCGGTGACTGGATCAAACTCCGCACGAACCTCCCCGGCGATCCCGCCGTCATCGCCATGGCCCGCGCCCTCCGCGAAGACGCCTTCACCATCGTCGGCCGCCTCCATGCGTTGTGGGCCTGGGCCGACCAGCACACCGACGACGGCGATCTGCCCTACACCGTCCTCGCCGACATCGACGACGTGGTGAAGAAACGCGGTTTCGCCCAGCAAATGCTCCGCGTCGGCTGGCTCGAGTCCCGCGGCGAAGAGCCCGGCGTCATCATCCCCATGTGGGACCGCCACAACGGCCGCAGCGCCAAGAAACGCTGCCTCGACAGTGAAGCCCAGCGCCGCAAACGCGAAACCCACACTGACATAAATCGAACCATGTCAGAATCCCATTCTGACAAAACGCGACCCGAGCCTGACCAGAGAAGAGAAGAGAAGAGTTACACCCCTATAGTCCCCGCAAGCGGGGACGAGCCCGGCGAAAAAAACGAGGAACAAACATCCGAAGAACCTCAAGCCATTGCCGACCGCAACCGCGCCCTGGCCCGAGCCAAAGCCCTCTTCCGCATGCGCCCCGGCACACCGCTTGATCCGGCCGAGACCCGCGCATGGGGCAAAATGTCTGCCATCGTCGCCGCCACTGCCGACGACGACTGGCTCCGCCTCGAGAAATACTACGCCGCCGACCTGCCCGACAAAAACAACTTCCGACGCCGCACCCTTGCCACCTTGCTCAACAACTGGTCCGGCGAACACATCGCCGCCGCCGACTATTGCGGCCGCATAGGCTGGCGACCCGGAAAATCCGAAAAAAAAGAAAAGGGGGTCCCGCCTGAAGGCGAATGGCGCGACGTCTTGCAGGTTTTGCGTGAAGAGAAAAACCCCGCCGTTGCCGACATCGACCCCCGCACTGTCCGTTCGTGGAGTCAACTTCCGCCCGCCGCGCAGACAGCCATTTGGGAAGCCATCGCCGTCGCCGAAAAGGAGGCCGCATGATCGCCCCCGTCCTCGCCTACATCCTGCTCTTCGGCCTCCTCGCCATCATCCTCGCCACCATCTTCGACGACGACAACGGCCCCCGCCATCCATGAGCCGCGCCCTACAGACCGCCTTCCGCATGTGCAGCCGCAAAGTCCGCTACGCCCGCGCAGCCGACGCCCAACGCGACCAGCCCGGCATGCGTCATTACCACTGCCCCATCTGCGGCGGATGGCACGCCAGCAGCCCCGCCTGGCACAAGCTCCGCGCCTACAAACGCCTCAAGCGCAAGATCCAAGAAGCCATTTGGTTTAACCCCATACCTTTGCCCCTGACCCATGGTGCGGCGGGAGATCCGCCGACCGGGCGCCACACAGTAGTGCACCGCATGAAACAGGCAGGAGCAACCCCCCTATGACAAACAAAACCCGCACCCAACTCCGCACCGGCCTCCTCCTATTGGCCGCGCTTGCCATCTACACCGCCCTCGGCCTCGCCCTCATCCTGCGATGAACAAATTCCCCAAAGACTTCCCCACGGCGCCGACCAGCATCCAACTTGCCGAGTTGTATGACAAAGCCGCCCAGCGCATCAAGAAGCTCGAAGAAGCCCTCAAACTCTGCGCCCCGCTCACTCAACGCGCCATCGACGCCCGCAGCGAAGCCCTCGACCCCGACTTGCAATGAACACCCGCGACCTCAAAGCCAGCCAGCTCACCCTCAAGCCCCATCAGCCCGGCGTCACCTTGGCCATCCCCGCCAATCTTCACCGCCGCGGCCGCGCCACCAACTTCCACGGCCGCGCCCGCGTCAAACGCCTCCGCCTCCGCAAACTCCAACGCCAAGCCCGGAGGAACCAGCGATGACCGACCAAGACCATCTTGCACAGATCGCCGACATGCGCCGCAAAAAGATCGTCGACCTCGAGGCCCAGCTCGAACGCTGGCAAGAAGTCGCCGCCTTCCTCGCCGCCTGCCTCCGCGATTGCGGCACCATCGACAGCCACGCCTGGCATTCCCGCGGCACCGCCCTCGAATCATACGCCCGTCTGAAAACCACCGCCACCCCCTCCGAACTCTGACCCTCTAAAATCTCAAATTTCAAATCTCCAATCCCTGCCAACTGCCAACTGCCAACTTCCCCTTTTTCCACCATGACCCCTGACAACACCCAAATCCCGCTTTGGTCCCACGAAGCCGAAGCCGCCGTCATCAGCTGCGTCGTCAACCACGGCGCCAACGCCCTCGACCTCGCCATCGACCTCATCCACGAAGACTGGTTCTTCGTCCCCGCCAACAAAACCGCCTGGCTCACCTTGAAAGAAATGGGCGCCCGCCGCCAGCCCATCGACCTCATCACCTTCACCGAAGCCCTCCGTCAAGCCGGTCATCTCGACAAACTCGAAGGCGGCCCCGGTTACGTCGCCACCGAGTGGTGCCGCACCACCGGCATCCTCAGCACCCTTGAGCATTGGGCCGAGCAAGTCCGCGACTACTGGCGCCGCCGTCAAGCCGAGCACCTCGGCCGCGAACTCATCGCCCAAGCCCGCAACTTCCAAGACTCCACCAACGACATCCTCGACACCGTCGAAAAATCCCTTCTCGAACTCCGCCGCGACAGCAAAGAAGTCGGCCTCGTCCAATGCGCCGACGCCGTCAACGAAGCCCTCGCCAGCATCGAAGCCCACTACAAAAACCGCGGCCAAGTCCTCGGCCTCACCACCGGCTTCGTCGACTTCGACCGCATGACCGACGGCCTCCACGGCGGCCAGCTCATCATCATCGCCGCCCGCCCCAGCATGGGCAAAAGCGCCTTCGCCCTCAACATCGCCGAGCACGTCTGCACCCACAGCAAACTCCCCACCGCCCTCTTCACCCTCGAAATGCCCAAAGTCGACCTCATGAAACGCCTTCTCTGCTCCGTCGCCGACGTCAGCCTCGGCGTCACCAAGACCGGCATGATGAGCCGCGACGCCGCCAGCCGCCTCATGGACGTCAGCGCCAACCTCAGCGACACCCCCCTCTACCTCGACAGCACCCCGGCCCTGAATATCGCCAGCTTCCGCAGCCGCGCCCGCCGCGCCGTCACCCGCCACGGCGTCCGCCTCCTCATCGTCGACTATCTCCAGTTGATGAAAGGGGTGAGCAAACGCGCCAGCCAGGACCGCCGCCTCGAGATCGACGAAATCAGCAGCGGATTAAAAGCCGTCGCCATGGAATTAAACGTCCCCGTCCTCGCCCTGGCCCAGCTTAACCGCAGCGCCGACGAAGCCAGCGTCCCCAAGATCAGCCACCTCCGCGAGAGCGGCGGTATCGAGAACGATGCCGATGTCGTCGCCCTTCTGCACAGGCCCGAGCGCCTCACCAAAGACCCCGAGAAACGCGAACAACTCGCCGGCCAAGCCTTCCTCTACGTCGAGAAAAACCGCAACGGCGGCACCGGCGACATCGAGCTGCAATTCAACGGCCCCCGCTACCGCTTCACCGGCGTCACCCAAAAACTCTTCAGCAACAACCCCGCCGAACGCCAACAAAAGCGCCCCGCCCCCAGCAGCCCCCACTACAAACCCAACAACTTCAACGACCCCGACGGCGCCTAAAATCATGAACTACCACATCGAATACCGCGAAGACTGGAAAACCTGCACCCTCAGCGACATCACCTACCAACCGCACGACCACGAAGCCGACTTCGATCTCATCGCCGTCAGCAACACCGACAAGATCGGCGTGCGATTACTGAAAGCCCGAGACGGCGACCTGTGGACGCTCGACCATCTTTCCGCCGACGACTTCACCGACGGACTCGGCGAGACCCGTCACACCGGCTTGCCCCAATGCAACGTCATCACCCTGCGCGGACCCTCCGCCTGCGGCAAATCCACCTTCGGCAACAACATCGAAGCCATGTGCCGAGCCATGGGTTACACCGCTAAGCGCATCCGCTTCGACCACGACATCAGTCAAGGGTTGCCCAGCATCACATTCAACCATCCGCTCGGCATGCTCGATCTGCACAACTGCCTGACTGGCTACGCCAGCAAAACCCAAATTGGAGAAACTAACCCATGAGCCACCAAGAAAAGATCGAAAGAATCAACGCCGAGTTGAACACCAGCGAGACCTGGGCCCGCCGCTGGCAAGTAGAGCGCGAGCACAACGAACGCCTTTGCAAACAAGCCAGCCTCGCCCGCGAAGGCATCCAGCAACTCCGCGCCCGCGCCATCGAACGCTACACCCACAACCAACGCTACGCCGCCGACCTCCGCACCGCGGACGACCCCAAACGCGCCGACGTCTACGAACGCATGTGCGTCGTCCAATCCGGCATGGTCCGCGCCCTGGACGACGTCCTCCAACTCTTCGACCAAATCGAACACATCGACTAACCGGGGTAGGGCGGGGCCTCCGGACCCGCCGCCCTCTCAGCCGAAGACAGCCCTTAGGCAAATCTCCAATCTTAAATTTCAAATCTCTATGAGCACCTACATCCCCAAACCCGACACCTGGACCCTATTCCCCAACAAATTCAAAAAAGACGGCAACCATCCCGACTTCAGCGGCACCGCATTGCTCACCTTACCCGACGGCACCCAGGCCGAATACAAACTCACCGCCTGGAAGCGCGTCACAAAAACCGACGTCAAATTCATCGGCGGCTTCATCAAAATCAAAGAGCCCCAAAAAGAACTCCTCCCCGAACCCGAAGCCGGGGCAGGGGAGAACCCGTGGTAATTATGGCCGGCAAAGGCAGCAAACCAAGACCCGTGAACCCGCGCACCTACGCCGCGAACTACGACGCCATCTTCCAGGTAGGGCGGGACCTCCGCGCCGCCTACAACGCTGGATCATATCCCGACTGGATATGCCACGAATGCGGCCGCAAGCACGGCCGCGGCTGGCCCGAAGGCCACGTCGCCACCTTCCACGCCGGCACCTGCGACATCTGCGGCCAATCCGCCAGCGTCAGCGAACCCCGCGACTACGGCCACCTCCGAGCCTGGCCGCTTCCCTCAACCTCCTCATGAACTCCTACACCGGCCCCCTCCCGCGCCATCGTTACATCTGGATCGACAGCGCCTTCACCCACCGCGAACCCATCGGCTTCATCCCTGCCGTTTGGTTTGCGTTAGCCAGCTGGCCCGGCCGCGCCTGGGGATGCACTGTTGTCCTCGAGTGTGGCGCCTGCTACCGCAATCTGCCCCCGCACGCCCTGGCCTTCCGACCCGACCCGGCGCCGGCATGGACCATCAACGCCGCGCAAAAATGGGACTGCTACGGCTGGCAATGGTCCGCCAACGACTACCCGTATCTCTCCGGCCAGCGTGTCATAGCCAAGCATCAAGACCCCGACGCTCCGCTCTCCGGCCTCGATCAAGCCGGCGACTACCTCTTCAGCGTCGCCCCCGCCAACGACGGCTTCAGCGCCGAGCCTGGGCAGAACAAAGAATTCACCTTCATCGCCCTCGACAACGGCCGCCTCACCATCCAGCCCACCGACTACGTCCTCTTCGCCGACCTCAGCTTCACCAAGCCCGAGTGGCCCCGCGGCATGAAACGCCAAACCGAAATCCACAGCGCCGAAGACGACTTCGACTTCTGACCATGAGAAAAGACTACTTCGCCTGGCACCAGGACAAATTCCTCTGGAAGAACAACGGCAGCGGCTACTGGATGCGCCTCACGCCCTACGATCCGGTCGTCAAACATCGCCGCCTCACGTGGAATCTCAAGACCCACGACATCGAAGAAGCCCGCCGCCGCCGCGACGAGATCATGCAGGAGTATCCCATCAACCCCCGCTTCAACTGGAATATTCCGACCTCTCAAATCTGAAATCTCCAATCTGTGATTTTCACGCAGCACCAAATCCACAAAGCCCCGTCCATCCTCGGCCGCGACCCCGCCGGCAACGTCCTCGTCCGTTTCGACGACGGCGTCCGCCGCATGACCCCGGATCAGCTCGTCGAATTCCACAAACTCTTCGAAGAGCGCATCCGCCTCGAGATCGAAGACCCTTACCGCTACGGCGCCGTCCTGCCCGTTTGGTCCACGGCCGACCGCCAATTCGCCGAACTCCGCGAGCAATTCCCCAAAGGCGTCACCGAGCTCCTCATCCTCGGCGGCAACCGCGCCAGCAAATCCCGCTACCTCGCCCGCCGCGCCGTGCAGATCCTGGTCAATACCCCCGGCGCCAAAGTCTGGTGCCTGCAATCCACCGAAGCCTCCTCGATCCAGAACCAGCAACCCTACATTTGGGAATACCTCCCCGCCGAATGGAAACCCGCCGCCTCCGGCAAACTCCGCAAAGGCGTCGTGACAAATATCACCTACTCGCAGAAAGGCGGATTCACGGAAAATTCGTTCGTGCTACCTAATGGCAGCCAGTGCTGGTTCAAATTTTACTCCATGGACGTCAAAGCCGTAGAAGGCGCCGAATTAACCTACTGCTGGGCCGACGAACTCGTCAGTCCCGAGTGGATCGAAGCCCTCCGCTTCCGCCTCATCACCCGCAACGGCGAACTCGCCGTCGGCTTCACGCCCGTCCTCGGCTACACCGACACCGTCGCCGAATACCTCGCCGGCGCCATCACCCTCGAGGATACGGAAGCCGAGCTCGTCCTCGACATTAAAGGCCGCCCCATCCGCGTCCCCCGCGTCCAGCAATGCGCCAAGCCCACCGCCCGCGTCGTCTACTTCCACACTGCCGACAACCCCTTCGGCAACTACGAAGCGATGAAGACCGAGCTCATCAAGTCCCCCAAAGACCGCATCCTCATGCGAGCCTACGGCGTCCCCACGAAAAAGGCCGCCAACATGTTCGTCAACTTCAACACCAACATCCACGTCATCCCCCCCGACCGCGTGCCGAAACGCGGCGTCAACTACCAAGTCGTCGA